GTCTGGCCGGAGGGCGTCGCCGAAGATTTCGAGGCCACTCCCTCTTTTTCGGCCACCCGCCACGCCGAAAATCACCATATTCTGCTCTGCATGCCAATAATATTTTCACCGTTCGTGCCGTCGCCGCGGCTTCTGTTGCATCTTTTGTGAGAAGCTTTTATGTTTCCGAGGTCGAGTTCGAGCGAAGGATCCTTTGCAACTGGAATCACATGATCAGGCTCCCAAGCATCGTCGCATGATGACGGCTGAAGGAAGTAATTGATAGGCTGTCCGCAGATGTGGCACACCGCCCGCGCCTTGCGGTCTCTGTCCCAAGCTAAGCGCCGCACATAAGGCCAGCGCCCTGACCTGCTCATCCCTGTTGACCTCCGTCCTGTTGCCCCGCTCCCCCGTGGCTCATCTGGATCCGCGGCAGGGCGGGCATAATAAAAGCGAGATGCGCAAGGTTGAAGCCAAGTGCTCTCGCATTGTTGTTGGTATTGTTTTGTTCCAGGTTCACGCCGGCCCCGCTCCGGAGCTGGTGGGTATCCACTCCCGGGTGGCATGGGGTGGGGTATGTAGTCCCGCCCGTAGGAAGACCCCGTCCCCCTATTTTTCTACGGGGTGCCGCCCAGCCCTCACCAAACGGCACCCATGCAGAAAGGAGGTATTATGAAGTAGGCAGTCTCACAGGAGGAAGACTATGAACCACAAGCAAAGCGGCAGGGCGGGAGCTGGGGAGGCGCGGGAGCATCAGCCCGCATTTGTTCCCACCTTGCCACGCTATCATCCTACCACCGAAAAATTGCCCCGGTGTTGCAACTTAAATGAAATTAAGCTTTTCCGCCACGGTATAAACAAACTTGCTTTTCCATCTGCCGTAGGTCGTGCGGTCTGCATCGATGGGATATGGCTCGCGGTACATCACGCTGGCCCAGACACCGGGCCGGTATTCTTCGGGCACCATGTCCCGCGCCGTCTCGATGGCAAGGATGACGCGCCCGATGTGCTCGAGCTTCACAGCTTTCTGGAATGTCGGATCAGACGTGCCGCCCTTCCCGCGTGGCATTCCGTCAGACGGGCCCGGGCTCTCTTCGGCTACCGCATCATACATATCCTTGAGCCTGTGATAGTCACGGATCTGCCAGAGGGTTTGAAGATAGACTTCACGCGGTAACGTGTACTTTCCTCTCTTCCTCTGGTAGTCCCTCATCGTAGTCACTCCTTCTTGGCTTCCTGCAGTCTCTCTATCCATCGCTGTCGTTTCTCCCACATCAGCTTGAGCTCAGGCTGGAGCCCGACCACATCGGCACAGACCAGCACGTCGCTGAACTCATTCTTGCAATTGTCCCACGCCTCTCCCATCGTGACCGGCGTTGGGTTCTGTTTCCGGAGCGCCCGGCTGTACTTCATCAGTGCGTGGCCCAGCTCCATGCATTCCTCGGCGAGCTGCTCGACCGCTGCCGGTCTGCCGATGATATCCCGTATCTGTTGGTTCGTCATGATGCTTTCCCCTCCTGTTCTGTTGTTGGCATCCCGCCTATCCATGTTATCCCGCGCACATTTCCGAGCCGCGCCGCGATACCCTGTTGGAGTTCTTGCCAGTTGATGCAGTCATCCTGAAGCAGCTCAGCCGCGTCGTTGAATGCCTCGATGAACCGGGCCACGCGCACCGAGCCGAACCCAAAGGTATCGTGGAGTATCGCAATGGTCAGCAGGGTGACCGTGGTCAGCACGTTCTTCTTGGTGCCGTCCACGAAGTCTTTTGTTTGCCGTTCGGTCACGCCGATGGGAATACCCAGCGCCCCGCGCCGCTTCAGCTCTTTCCTTAGTGCTTCGACATCGCCGCCGTTCTCATCGAGTAGCCGCATACAAAAGCTCATGCCCTCCATGCGCCATCGTTCTTCCTTAGTCATCGCAACCCCCTTATCAACCTGACCACAAACGTTACGATTGCGAATGCGACCATCGCGGGCCAGAGCAGAATGGACAGTATCGCAAGCGCAAGCGCGGCGCCTTCCTCGATATCATCCGCAAGAGCCGCAAAGGCTAAGGCAAACACGCATCCGATGGTAAAATAGATCACAAGGAAGATGAATGTTCTAATCATTCGGTATCACCTCCATATGGTTTCGGCAGTGGCATCCATGCAAGCACCTTATGGCCCGGATGCCCGCTCCAGAAACCGCCGTCCGCTCTGATATTGTAGTATCGAGTTCCAACCGGCTCTACCCAGCGACCAACGTTTGTCACAATATACAAGCCACTTTCTTCCGGCAGTCTCTCACTGCATGGTATCCATTGCTGTGCGGATGGCAACTTTTCCAAAGTCCACTGTATTTCTTCCGGCTTTGCATTACGCCCATGCTTTTCCACATCTATTCTGTCAAACACCGCCTCAATCGCCGCCTGTCTGTAAATTAAATCATCTTGCATATCATTATCCCCACTCCTATGCCCATAGCAAACATCCATAATGTCCACCAATCACGGTCATCCATCCTGTTCACCTCTCATATCTGCACCGCAATTCGGGCAAAAATCATAACGATATATCTGCTGCCCACCGCAAACAGAACAATAATTCCATGAGCTCGCCATACCGCCACTTCTGTCGATCCATCTCCCCGTCTTCCGCTCTGGCTGCGCGGATGGCAACTGCTTCAAAAAGTCGATAGCGTAATTCGCATCAATCCCACCATCTGGCGTAAGCTCACAGCAACTAAACTCTGTGATCGCCGCCTGCCGGCTGATGCAATCTGAGTTGTTCGGAATTTCCGAACAGTTCGGTTCAGCGGGTGGCAGTGACTTTATATCCCCGATAACCTGTCTGATATGCCATGCTTCAGCATCCGTCATACTATGTTCGCTCCAATCGTAAAGCGCATCAATCGCCGCTTTTCGAAAAATCAAATCATCTTTCGGAACATTTTGTGTTGATTTTCCATTCCGTTTCTCGGTTTCTACAGCACGTAGCTTCTGCAACTCCCTGAGCCACATGGCAAGCTGCGCATGGTCTTCACCGCACTGCCCGCCGCACTTAACCTTTTCTTCGGCGTGTTTGATTGCTTCTTCCAGAGTCATTCCCTTGCCCTCCTGTTCCATGCTCTGATCTTGTGCTTATTCCCTGCTTCTCGGTTGCAAATCTCATTGTCGAAGCTGACGACCGCACCGCACTCTTTGTAATTCAAGCAGTAAAACATTTCGATGGGCGTCATGAGACTCATCAATTCAACCTTTCCGCCGCAGAACGGGCACGGTTTCAAATCAATCATCGCTTCATCCTCCACAAATCCACCGCATTCTTCAGTGTCAGCACGAACCAGTACATGGTTATCGCGGGCCAGACCGGCCCATTTCCTGCTGCAAGGTTCGCGGCCACATACCCGGCGATCGCCATCAGGATCAGAACTAAAAACTCACTCATCGCTCACCTCCCATTATTGCCCCCACGATGCCCACCAAGGTCACTATGATCAAGACTTTGATAATAAGTTCCGTATTCAAACTTGCCCTCCCTTCTGAGCTTTGCCGCCTGCGGCCCGCGCACGTAATGCGTTCCGGCGAGTGACGGAACCGCCATCGCCGCGTCAGGCCTCCATCCGCGCTGCAACCTGCTGGCGATGTTTGACTTCTTCAGCCCGCTTTCCGCCGCCATCTCGGCGACCGTCAGCATCCGTCCGCCGCCCACGTCATACCGCGCAATCGGCTTGCTGTTCGTGTTCTTTAGTCCGTACTTCTCCATCCAGTGCAGGATGGTGGTATGATGCATCCCTGATGCCTTGGCGATATCGTGATTGCTCATGCCCTTCCTGATGCACTCTTCCAGCACCGCCTTGTCCCAATAGTCAATCTTGCCGCGGAAGTACGCGTACGCCGGTCTGGTCGGTACGCCATGCTTCTTCATGTGGTCTCTGACCGTCGCCGGGCTGACATACAGCTTGTCCGCCATCTCCTCAAGGGTGAGGCGTTCATCCCAGTACATCCTCCGGAGCACTTCCGGGTCTCTGTAGTCTTCTACTTTTTCCATCTTCCTGCCCTCTTCATTGTTTCAAACACTCTTCGTGACTGTTCGGCCTCGATCTCTTTCTGTATGCGCTTCTGTTCCTTGTCCTTGTCGTATTCAGCCCGCCATGTTATATAGTCTTTACATTTTCCATGGCATCCGGGATATCTTGCCTCGCAGTCTTTACATGGTGTTATCGACATGTGTATTCCTCCAGTGCCGTCCTGGCCTCTTCCCACCCGTGAGCTATAATGCACTTGTAACCAAGGTCGGTCAGCGCCTTGATCCACTTCCTCTGTTCCATGCTCAGCCTTCCGCGCCCCGCCTTCATCTCGATGAACAGCCCGTGATAGCCATGCATCGGCACGGGATAGAACAGATCCGGAACACCGGCCTTGACGCCCAGCTGCCGGTTCCGGATGATCCAGCCCTGCCCGCCGACGCTCTCGTTCGGGATATGGAACAGGTACTGAAACTTAGGGTCAGTTCTGCACCATTGGATAAGTTGTCGTTGTTCCTGTGACTCGGTCATCTTGTCTTATCTCCATCGCGCCATTCAGATTAGTTGCACCGGGCTTACCACACGGGGAGAGTTAAACTCCCCAGTGTTGTAACCCGAGTCAACTGATGGTTGTTTTCTCCCAAGTTCCGGGTTACTTTCCTATTAAGGGTTTTGTCACTTGGAACTTGGAACCCACATACTTGAATTTCCCCAGGGGCGTCTCTCGTATTTCTTCCCCAGGTACACGATCTCATCTTCGGATCGTTTGTGCACCACCTTGTCGTCGCCGATCTTTGCCACCTCATAGTCCGTTCCGGAAGAGAACTTCTTCTTTGCGTTGCTCTCGGATATGCCGACCGCGCCAAGCGATACCGCCGTATCCGTGCTGATGGCGATCAGGTCGTCGACCGTGGAGTACCAGTCGGCCCGTTCGGTCTGTTCCTTGCCCGTTCCGCGTCCGGTTGTTCCTGAGTCGTTGAAATTCGCGATGCCAAGGAAGTTCTCCGTATCGACGCGGTGTATCGGATGATCGAACCAGACACGGCGCGGAGACGGCGGCGCAAATTCCCGCAGCGTTCCGCATATCTCCCAGCCGGTCAGCGTGTCGCATGCGTCCGGGTGCAGCTCCCTGTATTTGTCGGTCAGACCGTCGACCTTCAGTTCCCGCATGTCGAGGATCGCATCCGGATCCCGTGCGAACACGCCGGAACCGGAAGAGCGGTCAGCTGCATTCGCGTACTTGCCGGTCGCCCCCTTGGAATGATGATGGCAATAGATCACCGACACTTCCATTTCCGTGGCGACCTGATCGAAATAGCTGCAGAACTTGCTCATCTCAGTAGCGTTGTTTTCGTCGCCCGTGATCACCTTGTAGATCGGGTCGATGATCACCGCCGCGTAACGCTTCTGCCTGAACCTGTGTATCAGGATCGGCGCGAGTCTGTCCATCGGCACGGACTTACCGCGCAGGTTCCAGATGGTGATATCGTCGAGGTGTTCCGGCTTGATCCCGCGCTTGTCGTAGATCTCTTTGAACCTGGCAAAGCACGAAGCCGAATCAAGCTCTAAGTTCACATAGCAGACCTTGCCCTGCTTGCACTTCATACCGATCCAGTCGATACCTTCCGCGATGGAGATTGCAAGGTCGATCAGCAGGAAGCTCTTCCCGGCTTTGCTGGGCCCGGCGACAAGCATCTTGTGCCCGACCCTGAGTATCCCCGGAATGAGCTCATCCTTAAGCGGCGGCATGTTGTCCCAGACTTCGGACAGCGCCGTGTCCTTCGGCAGATCATCGACCTGTGACTCTCTCCATTCGATCCAGTCGTCGTATGACTTCGCGCCGATATTGCGCTCGACGATGTATTGCCAGTTGCTGCCCCGCTTGACGCCCGGAAGACGGCTGAACCTGCTTTCGTTCTTGTCCTGCTCGTCCGGCGTCAACCCGTTCTTCTTGCAGAACTCGTACAGCTCCCGGACGCGGGCCTTGTACTGCTGCGCGTTCTCTGCGTCGACCCTGGTAATTGCGTGCAGGCTCTTGCTGCCGGAATGAACCAGGAACGTGACCGGCAGGTTCATCTCCCTGATCAGCGCGTACTGCTTCTCGATGCTGTCCGTGTCGGACTCGATCAGGCAGTACTTCCAGCGCGTCACGTTCGCGTTGTTTTCGCCGTTGCCGTCCAGAGGATTGAACCGCACGTAAGCACCAGCGCCGTCCGTCGGCGTACCAAGTGCGTTCTCGATGGAGCCGCTTCTGAGCTTGTCGATGATATCCCCCGCCGTGCGCCTGTAAATGGTCTGTGCCGGTTTCCATCCGTCATCAGTCATTCGGAAGTTCACGCAGTACCCGACGAAGTCTTCGGGCCGGAACAGCGTGCTGAAGTATTCCAGCATATCGCCCTTCGGGTCGTACTTGTCCGGCACTTTCGGGATCTTCTCGACGCTGACGAAGGACGGGTCGACGATGATCTCATCCAGAAGCAGGTTGTGTATATCGTAGACGGTCTCGTCCCGCTTCGGTGCGTATCCATAGGACGCCGCGATATAGTGGAGCGTGCCGCCGGTCACATCATCGCGCCGGAATGACCGCCACTTTCGTTCGCACTCACCGTGCTTGTACTTGGTTCCACGGGCGGACCAGCTGTCCCATACGGTCCAGTCGGCCCCCTCCCGCTTCAGCGCCATTCCGACCTTCAGCCATTCATCATAGCTGCAGTCCGGCGGGATCGCGCTTAGCATGTCGTAGTCGATCATGATCCGACCACCTCATAGATCACCACTATGTCCGTGCATTCGAAGTAGCAGTCTGGATGCGGCGTGCAGTAAACCTGAATTTTAATGTCTTTAATTACGTATGCTGGGTTGTTGGCAAGCCACTTGTTTATTGCGTCCTCCATCTTGTTGACTGGTTCGTCCTTAAAATAGAAATATTTAATCTGCGTCATTTAGCGCCTCCTTATTCATGCAGCCTCCATCTCTTCCAGTCCACCGCTGCCAGCGCGGACAGCTTCTTGCTTGCCTGTTCGCGGCTCCAGTCGATCGGATCATACCCGAACTTCCGCAGCGTCCTGATTTGCTTCACCGTCGCCTTGCCCTCTTTGGAACGCGCGATCAGCTTATCCAGCATCTTCGAGCAATATCCCTTCGTGGAGCCTTCCGCATCGACGCCGAACTTCTCCAGAACCTCGACCTGTTTCTGTGTCGGTTCTTCAGTTTCCCATTTGAACGTGGGTTCATAGTCGGCAAGGCCGATATCGTCCAGGACCGAGAACAGCTCCAGCGGATTGATCAGCTTCGACTTCTTCCGCTTCTGCTTTGCGAGCGCTTCGGCCAGTGACTGCCTGCGCGCCGCTTCCGCATCCGACACCGCGCCGAACAGGTCGATTTCCTCATCGGTCGACGCCTTAACCACCGCGCCGATGTCGTCTTCGTTTTCGGATACCAGCGACGCGGGCTTGCACAGGTTGTGCTTGTTCGTCAACCAGAGGAAGTCCAGGATCAGCAGATTCTCTTTACCCGGCGACAGCCTCGTCCCGCGTCCGACCATCTGGCAATACAGGCTCCTGATCTTGGTCGGCCTCAGTACCACTACGCAGTCGCATGACGGGCAGTCCCAGCCCTCAGTCAGCAGCATGGCATTGCACAGCACCGCGCCCGGACCGGCCTTGTCGAACCATTCGAGCGTCTCTTTTCTGTCCGCGCTTTCACCGTTCACTTCACGCGCACCGGGTATCATTCCGACAAGCTCCTGTGCTATACTGATAAGGGGACAGAACACGACGGTCTTTCTTCCGGCGGCCTCGATCTGTATCGACCTTGCAATTTCGGGCAGATACGGCTCCAGGGTCTCAGCGATGGAGTCGACCTGGAAATCTCCGATGCTGACCTTGACGTCGGTCATGTCAATTTCGAGTGGGATCGTTTTCGCCATGATCGGCACAAGGTAGCCGTCTTTGACTGCCGTCTTCAGGCTGTATTCGTAGGCGATGCCGTCGAAGTACTCAGCAAGCCCGCGTTTGTCACCCCTGTCCGGCGTTGCTGTCACGCCAAGGACCTTCGCGCTCCCGAACTGTGACAGCAGCGTCTGGTATGACGGGGACAGCACGTGATGCGCTTCATCGATGATCACAGTCTGGAACGCGTCCGTATAGTCCCGTCTGCACATCGTCTGCACGGATCCGACCGTCACGTCCCTGATCTCGCACTCCGACGCCTTGATCTTGCCCGGCATTTCGCCGAACATGGACGCGTACTTATCCCGCGCCTGCTCAATCAGCTCTTCCCTGTGTGCGAGGATCAGCGTCTTGCCCGGTCTGTCGTGTGCGATGGTGTTGAATACGACCGTTTTTCCGCATCCGGTCGGAAGGACCAGCAGCTCCCGCTGCCAGTCCATCCAATGGTCGTTTATCGCCTTGACCGCTTCCTGCTGGTATGGTCTTAAGTTAATCGATGAACGGGACATCAGCCTCTTCACCTACCTCCAGAAAATCGTCCCTCTTCTTCCACGCCTCATCGTTCAGCGTAACTGCCGGTGCTTTTGAGGGCGGGTAGAAGGTCTGCACGCGGTTGAATTCGTTGCCGTTGGAGCTCTCGACGATCACGATGCTGCATACACCCTCGAGGCCGTCGATCTTGTCCATGTCGATCTTGACCTTGCCCTTTTCCGGGACCATGCCGACGCACTCCACGAACTGCCTGATCGCGAACAGCGCCTTCTTGTACACGTTCAGGCTGTTGCGGACCGTCACGGTCTTGGTGTCTCCGTCTTCAATGATGGGGATCTCCAGATAACACGTGATCTGCTGGGTGTTTGGCGGCAGCTTTTCCGATGTGGCGTAGCCGACCTCATGAGATGCGACCTTGAAGTGGTAGTCCCCTTCCGGAAGGACATAAAACGAATTGTCGTCGAGTTCCAGGTTGTTGATGTTGAATTCAGCCATTGTTTGCTTCCTTTCTTGCACAGTCCATGCACATCACTTTCTTAAACTTGGTTTTCGTTGCTGCAGCGATCTCTTTTGCGGTCCTTCCACCGGCGGGCATGATCGCCTTCCCGCATACCTCGCAGAGCACCGCTTCGTCCACGGGGCGCTCCTTAGCCACCCGCACCGCGTCAACAGTCTCACCGAACGCGGACACCTTGCGGACCTTCAGGATGATCCGTTGACCGTTCCAGTCCTCGATATAGGGCGTTCCGATCACCTTTGCGATCGTGTCGCAGTTCGTCTTGTTCAGGATCATCGGCTTGATATCCTCGACGAAGTGGCACACGATGCATTCTTCTTTCCCGTTCTGGTTCTGGACGACCTCATAGTTCACCTCTTTGATCGTCACGACCTTTTCCTCACCCGGCTGGAACGCGTACGCGCCGAGGTAGTTCGGATTCGTCAGCTTCCTCCAATGTGTTTTTTCACTCATCCGCGATCAGCTCCTTATCTGCATATCCGGGCCATTCGCCCTTCGTCTTGCAATCGTGGTAAATTCCGATCAGTTCCCGGAACAGGTTCATTCCCTCCTCGATGAAGCCGCTGTCACAGAAGTACACGCGTACTGCATACGGCGCTTTCTTCTCCTGCGCCACGAATGCGAAGCGGTACTCGGTCAGCTCCGTCTGGAACAATCCTTCCGTGTACATGGCGGCCTGCAGCTTGTATCCGTACTGTCTGCAGGACCGCTCAAAATGTCCGTTCTCGCAGCTCTGCGTGGTCTTATAGTCCACGATGTACTTCCGCCCTTTGTATTCGGTCAGGCAGTCAGGACGGCACTTGCACGGTTCCCCTGTGACCGGGTCGTTCCACTGGATCGGCACTTCATGCTGTCCTGTCTTGAGCAGCTCGGCAGCGGTCGGATTCGCCTTGATCGCCGCGTCCATCTCTTCAATCATCATGTAGTCGGAAATGGAAATTGCCAACTTGCCGGTCTGCTCCATCTCGGTCATGAACTGGTTCCAGGTCGCTTTTCCGTCCTTAGTCCTCCTGTCGACTTCCGGCGCGATCGCGTAGTGGTTCCAGAAATCGTCCTGTTCCAGAATGTACTTGTGCGCTGCAGTACCGAACGCAAGCGCCGGTGTATCATCTTCCGGATGCTCGACCGCGTACAGATAATGCGCCGGGCTCTTCCGGATCTCCCATAGCTCCGACCGCCTGACAGCAGGTAATTCGTCGTAGGTCATTTGCTCCCCCTTTCAGATCTTCTTCATAATGTCCCGGATCATGCCCAGACCGCTGTCCATGGACACATTGACGTTGATGTGTGTGCCATTCGCGAACAGAACCATCACGTTCTCTTCCGACTGTGTGATCCGACCATAGATCAGGTTCACAATGTCCTGCCCGGCCCTGGTTGCCTTCAGCGTCTCAAGCAACAGGTCGCAGATTTCCTGTTTATCCTCTACAAATGCCATTGCTTACTCCCCTTTCTGTGATTTCGCCTTGCCTTCACGTGCGAGAAAGTTCCTGATCGTCTGCCCGGTACAGCCAAAGTGTGCACCGATTTCGTCGTAGGTATTCCCCGCGTCCCGCATCTCCATGATTTTGTCGTAGGCCAGCTTGACCGCTGCCGGGCCGGTCTTCTTTGGTTCCTGAGTTGCCGGTTCAGGTTTTGGCTTTTCGGTCTCGACCAGAAATGCCAGCGCGCCGAATAATTCTCTCCACGGCGTCTCCGGGTCGATTTGAGTTACCATGAACGCCTTCCCTACCGGCACATAAGCGCCGTTCAGGATTTCATCGGCTGTTGCCAGTCTGTAATTTTGCAGGTTCCTCATGCTTCGTGCTCCCTCCTTACTTCATACAGCACGCCTTCCCGGATGACCGGCAGGCGCGTTTCTCTTACTTCCTTTCTGCTTCTTTTCTTCTTCGGTTTGTCTTCTTCCAGCAGAGCCCCGACCCCCACCGTGATCAGGATCCCGACCATGACGGACAGAAAATAGATCTCGATGATGTCCCACTTGGTCAGCACGATCAGGTCGACCATGGTCTGGGTGATGGAACCGATTAACAACGCGCCGAAAAATAAGCCCCTCTTCTTCATTTGCTCCCCTCCTGCTTCACTTGAAAAACTTGACAATGTCTTCTGGTGTTGCCCTTGTCGCCTTAAACAGCAATCGCAACTCCCCTGCCTTGATGCTGTCCGGGTCTTTTCTCCACCGATAAAGTGTTGTCGGCGGTATGCCGGTGACCTTGGCTATCTGCTGAACATTCAGCTTCCCGGTCGGCCCGACAAAGATGATGTCTGCTCTTCCCATTGCCTCCTTCCTCCAAAAACGGTTAAACCGTTACATCCGGGCATGAAAAAATAATGTCGTTGTAGTTGATGTTGTACAAGACCTCAATCTTTTTCAGTACCTCAACGTCAGGATACGTCCGCCCTGCTTCATAACTTACCAGTGTTGACGGGCTGATGCCGAGGTGTTTCGCGGCGTCAACCTGCGTCAGACCGGCGTTGATGCGTGCAGCCTTTAAAGTCATTTTCAATTCATCACCTCCTTCCCATAAAGCCCCTACATGCTCTATTATAACGGTTAAACCGTTTTTGTCAACGGTTTTCCCGTCATTATCTTGTATTTTTTACGGTTTCTGCTATGATGAAATTGGAGGAGGTACGGATATGTTAGGCAATAAGAAAATCATGGGAGATAACATTCAGTTCTTCATGGACAGGGCGGGCATCGAGCGCCGGGACTTTGCAAAGGCAATCGGCGTCCCATACTCATCGCTGACTGACTGGTTGAACGGCAGGACTTACCCGCGAATTGATAAGATTGAGCGCATGGCTCAGTATTTCGGAATTGAAAAAGCCGACCTTGTCGAGGATCGGAACCGCAAGGCCGCCGCGTCCGTCCGCATCCCCGTCTATTCCAGGGTAGCCGCCGGTATCCCTCTGGAAGCGTCCGGCGAGGTGGTAGATTATGAAGAGATCCCGGAAGCCCTCAGCAGATCCGGCGAATATTTCGGTCTTCGCGTGGTCGGTGACAGCATGGAGCCGAAGATCTCCGACGGCGACACCATCATTGTTCGGAAGCAGGAAACGGCAGAACCAGGCGAAGTGATCGTGGCGACCGTGAATGGATCGGACGCGTGTGTGAAGCGCCTGAAGACCTTTGAGGGCGGCATCATGCTCATCAGCACCAACCCGGCATATGAACCCATCACGTACACACAGGAAGAAGTGGAGCAGCTGCCCGTCCGCATCATCGGCAAGGTGGTCGAGCTCCGCGCCAAGTTTTAGGAGGTGATGACGAATGCCCACCGCCCGCAAGCTCCCGTCCGGTTCCTACCGCTGCCGGGTCTTCAGTCATTACGTAATGAAGGACGGCAAGAAGCGCCCTGTCTATGAGTCCTTCACGGCTCCGACCAAGCGCGAAGCCGAGGCCGCAGCTGCCGCGTGGGCAGTCGAGCGCAAGGCAAGAGGGCAGTCCATGACCGTATCGGATGCCGTGGAGCGCTATATCACCGCCAAGACCGCCGTGCTCTCCCCCGCGTCCATCCGTGGATATCGTACGGCACAGCGAACAGCCTTTGACGATATCGCATCGGAAAATATCCGCGACCTGACCTCCGAACGCGTGCAGCTCTGGATTTCGTCCCTGAGCGCCACACGTGCCCCTAAAACGGTTCGGAATATCTACGTGCTATTGTTGTCTGCCTGTAAGATGTTCGTGCCCGGAAAGGCCTTTAATGTGTCTCTGCCGGTAAAAGCCAAATTGCAGTACAACCTGCCGACAGATGCCGACGTGCAGAAGCTCATCAAGTCCGTCGAGGGAACGGAGCTGTGGATTGCCCTGATGCTTGCTTACTATTACGGATTGCGCCGCGGCGAAATATGCGCGTTAACCAGTGATGACCTGAATGGTGACCTGCTGACCATCAGCAAAGATGTCGTTGCCGATGAGAATAACATCTGGGTCGTCAAGCAGACACCGAAGACCGCCGACTCATACCGCGTCCTGAAGCTCTCAGAGCCCGTTTTAAGCGTTCTGAAGGCAATAGACGGTAACTTCATCACCTGCACGCCAAACGCCCTTCTTGCGCGTTTTAGGCGGGCTATGAGTAAGGCAGGGATTCCGCCGTTCAACTTCCACTTATTGCGGCACTGCTACGCAACCAGAGCCGCCACGCTCGGAATCCCCGATGTCTACGTGGCGAAGATGGGCGGCTGGAAACCCGGAAGCCCGGTACTTAAAAGTGTGTATCAGAACGCCATGCAGGACGAACTGTTGCGGCAGATGGATAAGATGAATCAGGCCATTCCGTGACATATATCGTGTCATATAGATTACCATTTATGGTATTTCCCTACCATTCGTGGTAATTTCTTAACCAAAAGTGGTAATGCGGAATCCCGCATAATTACAATAAAAAACGGGGACTCCCAGATTTACTGAGAATCCCCTTGAAATGGAGTAGACGGGAGTCGAACCCGTGCCTATGCCCTATTTTATCTGCATCATAGAAGGTCGTGGCATATGGCGGGACATACAAACTTCCATCTACTCTGTTTTTATAATCGCGTTGATGCCCGCCGCCTTGAGCTGGGCAACCCTCTTTTCGGCGTTGGCCCTCACCGAATACGCACCGGCCTGAACGCGGTACTGAGTGCCGACCTGCTTAATGAACGCGTCCGGGACAACGCTTCTAACGCGTTGCAACGCCTTGTCCGCGTTGGCCTTGACCTTGTAGAGCCCGGCCTGAACGATGTAGGTCGCCTTCGCCGGTTCGGTCTTCGCTGGATACCTCAGGCAGAACCTCCACCCGAAGTCGAACCAGTTCGTCACGGCAATTTCGCCGCCCTGGTCTCCTGCCTTGCCATTCGCCGCGCCGCCCGTGGCCTCACCGCGTGCACCCACAAGCTGCAATTTGCTGTTTGCCACCATCTCCACGTGCTTACCCGGGTTGAGTACCACATCGCCCGGAATCATGCCCTTGCCCGTTTTCAGGTTGACCTTGTCGGTCACGTCCTCGAACCCAGCCGCAAGGAACTGTTTCCGCATGGTGGCCGTATACGCATCTGCCGGAATGGAGGTCAGGCCCGCCGCCCGGTACGCCGCCGCAACGAATGAGCTGCACGCATAGTCCGGGTTGCCGATGCGGTGACCTTTGCTGTTGTTGTAGCCGTGGGTATCATCGGCAGCGGTCTTCAGCGCCCACTGTACGGCTTTTTCGGGTATCGTCATTTCCTTCTCCTTGGTCGGTTTCGGGTCATACTTGGTCAGGTCGTTCTCCCGGATCAGGCGCATGACCTTGGTGATATAGCCCGGATCTGTCGCGTATCCGCCCTTGCTGATTGCGGTAATGACCTGTTCCGGGTCAGTCATGCCGACAACTGCCCTGTACTTGTATCCGGCTCCATTCTTAACATTCCTAAGAAACTGCTCATAGTCTTCGATGCAGGTTCTGTAGTCCGGGTACACACGGAAACTATCATTAATATAGATGGTCTTCCCGTTTACCACTTCCGGCGTGACCTTCGCGAAGGATTCGCCGTTCCAGGGTGAGAAGGTCGACCACGTGGAGTTGATCAGATCGGACTTCATCCCTAACAGGTTATTCCGCTCCACAAGCTCCACCGAGTCCGAACCGAGGCCGTAGCCGGTTTCCAGACAGCACTGCGCGATGACCACGGACGGCAATATCTGCAGGTCAGGCCACAGCTCCACGCATATCTTACTGACCTTCTCGATGAAGTCGGTCTTGCTCTTCGGTATTCCGTGCGGCGCTGGGTTCTCGATCGGAACCGTGCCGGTGATAAGCTGCTTAAACCCTGCCCACGTGATTTTGCCCGTATCATACACGAACGGGTTCGGACAAATCTTGCCGTTCACATCGAAGTGCCGGATGACGTGATGGATATCGATATCCAGCTCCTGCATTAGCTGACGGACAAGCAGGGCGGCAGATGCCACCGTGGCGTCCTCAAAGTACCAGTCGCGGTCGGTCGCGTTCATGGTCTTGGTCGACCTCTTCCGCACGCACATCTCGATGCCGATGGAGTTCTGATTGGTACAGATGCCGAAGAACTTATGCCCGCCCGTGCCCTGCAGACCGCCGCCGCAATGCCAACTATAATAATTATAGTAGTCATTGGCTTGCCAGATGTCGCCGGAATGGCCCACGAAGAAGTCCGCAGAGGCTCCGACATAGGTCGAGCCGTAATATTCAGCGTTGGCTTTCGCGTCACCCAGCGCGCCCACGTAATGGATGACGATGTACTTGATGTCAGACTTGTTCCGCTTCAACAGGGTGTGGTTCACATGGATGAAGTTCTTATTAATCTTCAGTGACATCAGTGTCACCGCCCTTCTTATCGTAGGCCGTCTTCAGGGCAACGACAATCGCGCCCACCAGAGTGTCCAGACCGGTCAGCGTGGCAACGATCTGTTCGGCGTGCGGTATCTCCCAAATGTTGGCGATGGATGCCAGAAATGCCAGAACGGGGGTCAGAATAAGTGCAATCAGTTTCAAAGTGTCATAGGTCTTATTACTCATCGTCCATCGTCTCCCCTCTCTAAGTTTTTTACGCGCTCTTCTAAACTGATGAGCCGCTCACCATAGTTGTTGTGACTTCTCACCTCACGGGTCAGCTCCTCCAGTTTGGTGTCCGTCACGGCTTGCGCAAGCTCCAGCTTGTGGGTCAGGTCACGCATCTGCGCCCGCGAATTGATGACGCACACGGCAATAGCCACTATGCCGGAAATTAATGATGCAAGGATAGTCTCCATTTAGGCCACCTCATTCCAGCCGTAAACCGACGGCTCCCACACGTTAGCGTCGACATCGGATACCCAGTGCTTATCGTTATGGCTCACCTTATCACCCTTGCTATACGCATCGGATGCGCCAACAGGCTGTACCCATTCGGGCCATTCGTCCAGAGACACAACTGCCCACAGGGCGGGCGTGATGTCGGGCGTCCAGTCTGCCTGTGAGGTGTGTGCCTGCACACAGCGGTACAGGATGCCCTCATGCCGGATGCGCTCGTCAACCTCGTAGGCAGTGCCTGGCTTCCATGCCGGGTACAGTTCGACAGCCTCAAGGGCGTCCTCATCGGACAGTGAGATGGCAGCCTTCTCGATGTATGCCCTAAGTTTTCTTGCCAGTGCTCTGCTGATCATTCGCTGTCACCTCCCAGAAGGATGTCGAGAATCTCTTCGGCATCAGGCTCCACGGGCGGGTCTTCTACAATCTGCCAATCCTGTATCACCTCATCATCAGTCTCGCTGTAGACGGGCTCCAGATGGTAGCCGTCTTCCACCTCCGGCATCGGCTCAATTCTCAGAGGCTTATAGCCAAGAGGCAGAAGCATCTCGCCCGTGGGATTGTAGGTGATGGTCGAGCCGTCCTTGATTTTCCTGGGCGCATAGATGAGCCGCCCGTCTGTGAGTTTAACGTAGTAGGTCATTGGTTCCTCCTTCTATTCGCTATGCTATGCGGTCGGTCGGTCGGTCGGTCGGTCGGTCGGTCGGTCGGTCAAGGCTATCTTGGTTCTGTATACCATGTCAACCCCTCCTTAGTCCAAATAGTAGACTTCCAAAACATACGTGATGGTGCTCTTTAGATACGGATTTGATGACACGCGCACATAGCCGTCAGTGGCGAACGGGTTCGATTGTCCGTAATTGTTATACCCAGTAGTGGAACCGGCGGCGTTGGTGCGCCAAAATGCCCATTGCGCCGAAATACCGATGTCAGGGTAGTGGGCCGCCGCAGGCCCGACATGAAATCCTTCGTAGGTCGTGTTTGCGGTCGTATACTCCGATTCCGTATCATAAAAGTGGCAGAAAAGGATTTTGGACGAATCCTCATTAATGGGTACGCTCGTAGAGCCTCCATCCGTGCCGTTAAAGGTGTAAGTCGACCTCTTAATGGTCTCGAGAGAGCCACCGCTCACCGCGCTCATCAGCGCCCGTCTGTCGCTCATGCGCTCACCTCCCAACTCACCGCCAATCCATAACCCTCATACACGTTGACCTCATAGACCTTGTTAGCCTCCACCGTGAAATCGTCAGGCATCGTGATGCCCGTCATCGTCAGCGTGGTAGCAGTCGCGCCACTGGTAAACCGAAACGCAAACGGCCCGCCCGTTGCGGGGCAGGTGATGGTCAGGGCTGACATCTCAGGCCAGATGTAGAACGTATTAGCTGCAAGGGTCTGCGAGGTATCACTTGAGGTCTTATTGACCACCGTGGTCTGCTCTTCCAGCCCCGTCACGGCTCCTGTCCTGCCGTTAACGCTCGACACGTAGGTCGTATCGTCAGGCAACGCGCCAACCTCTGCCGCCGTATAGGTCGGCTTGGTGCTTGCCTTCGCCCAGCTGGGCACGGTCGGGTCGCTCTCGGTGATGGGGTGCTCCTCCATGTACGCCTCGACCGCTGCCGCGATGTCCTCAGGGTCGACCGAGCCGCCGGAGTGCTCATCAATGTAATCAATCAGCGCATCGTACCACGCCTGAAGAGCTGCGGGAATGATGACGTCGCCGGACAGGGATGCCTTCACGTTCGTGGCGAACATCGTGCTTTTGCTCAAGCCTTCCGTCCCGAACGTATATCGGAACTCACAATATCCGATACCCGCATAGACCGTATCCGTTTCCGACACCGTCCACGTCATGGTCGTGCCGGTGGTTTTGGCTATCAGGTACGGTGCAGGGTCTTTGCTTCTCTGATGATAGAGGGTCGCCGTGCCCGTCCCGTACTTCTCCCGCAGAGCACTCAGATCAAACACGATTTCCCGCGCCTGTTTTTCGCCCTGCCGTCCGAGGTAGATTTCAGGCTGAACCGCCTCATCTGTTACGGTGATATTAACTGTGACCATGGTTTTTGTCCTCCATAGCGCTAAGTTTGTGTTCGAGTTCCTCAACCTGCGCGGACAGCTCCTGAACCGCTTTGGTCAGATAGCTGATAAGAACCAGGTTGTTGATGCTCTTATAAATCGGATTGCCTTCCTTGTCAGTCCCGCCGCCGACCACAAGGGACGGGTCGAGCTGTTCGAGTTCGTCGGCAATCACGCCGATGTTCTGATGCTGATGCGTCCACTTCCAGTCGAAAGCATGGAGTTTAACGTGATTGATGAGCTCCAGCGCGTTGACGTCCGTGTCCGTCACGTTATCCTTCAGGCGGATATCCGAAGAGCTGACCGCGATGGTCTTGGTCTCGAACGAGCCGCTGTTCCATTCGGCGTTGATGGCAAGCGTGTTCGCGCCCGTACCACCGAGCCACTGCACGCCTTGGTCGGCTACATTGGAACTGCCGACGGGGACACGCTGGGTTGTGGAGCTTTCGTCCGCGCCGCAACACAGGAACTGATGCGGGACGTGAACCTTGAAGTCTGACGCGGAATAGATGATGTAGTTCGCATTGCCCGCGTCGTACAGGCCGATGTTGCCCGCCGCGGATGCCGTAAAGCGTCCGAAACGGTTGTAGGTACCGTCATCAAATCCGACATCGACCGAGTTGCCGTTGATTGACGCCCACGCGTTGCCGTTCTTCGCATCGAGCGCGCCGCCCGATAATCCGATGTAATGCGTATTGGACGCAAAACTGGTAATGCCGTAACCAATCTTGGTCATGTAGTTCGAGAACCGGCTGTCCGTGAACTTCAGCTCTGCACCGTCAAGCTGTGCGGTCATCGTGCCCTTGGTGATTTTCAGGACATCATCGATTTCGGCGTTCTTCGTGTACAGCTTGCCGGAGTTGTTCACATAGAACATGTTGGAAGCCGAAGACCACGCGCCGCCCTTCGTCATGCGCTTAACGTAGAAGTTCAAGTAGCCCGGGTTGTTGTCACCCTTCATACCGACTTCGTATTCGTACGTTCCATCATCCATCTGTTTGTAGAACGATGTCGGGTAAGCGTGACCGCCGTTTTGAGTGGTCTTATCCGCGCAATTCTTATCGCCCTTGATGGTCTTGAACCCGCCGATTTCACCTTCGGATATCTTGGTGTACCCATCCAGATTTATTTTTTCCGCCTGAATGAGCACCTCACCCGCGGACTGGTTGATGACCGACACGAGCTTGTCACCATCACTTACGATGGTCGAGATGTTGTCCGCGGTGCGCTGGATTTCGGTGTACTGACCCTGCAGACCGGTCACCCGTGTCCGCATGTCGACCATTTCCTCAGCGACTTCCTGAGCCGCGCTGTCATCTGTGGGCGGGTTAGTGTCGTTGCCGACTATCCATGCCTTGCCGTCCGCGACGCGGATCCTGACCTCATCGCCCGCCTTCGCGCCGATCGAGAGCGCCACTGGTGTATTCGGAATGTCCGAACCATCAAACTGCACGTAAGCAGTCCCGCCTTCCACGCGGGT